CTAGAAGCCTATGCAGCATCAACTGATAACACCATTGATGATAAAGCAGTCGAACTGATTAAAAAGAATTTATTCCCTGGAGGTTAGATGAAGAAAGCCACTGAAGCCCAATTTAATGAATTACATAACCTCGTCACTAAAGAATTTCTAAAGAGGGTTAAAAGTGGCGAAGCTTCTACCCAAGACCTTAAGGCAGCCTGTGATTGGCTTAAAACTAATGACATCAGCGGCATTGCATATGATGGTAACCCACTCTCTAAGCTTGCAGCAGTAATGCCCAAAGTAGATCCCGAACTAGTACAGAGTAGACTCTATGGTAGGAAAAACAGCTGAGTACTACAGGAAGAATCCTGAAGCTCGTAAAAAAAGGCTTAAACAACAAAGCGAATATCAGAAAACACCAAAGGGTAGTACTATAAAAAAGAATGCTAACAAGCTTAATAGAAAACTTGGTACTTACGGAAATGGTGATGGGAAAGACGCTGCTCACTATAAGGGGAGCACTACCAAAGGAAGAACCCAAAGTCCATCTACTAACCGTAAAAGCAGACTCAAAATTCGTAAATGACCCCATTACTACCTAGCCCTAAACACTATCTATTTAACTTAATAACCATGACAAGTCCTGAAGCTAAACGGCTGTGGAAAAGAGCTATTAAAGAGCACTTTAATTGTACATGTGTTTATTGTGGAAATAATTATGAACTTACAGAACTCACGCTTGATCATGTCAAGCCTAAAACAAATGGTGGAGAAGATCTTACAAGTAATCTCGTACCAGCCTGCAGAAAGTGCAACCAGGGCAAAGGTAGCAATCATTGGCGCAGATGGATGCGTCAAACATATGGACATCATCCTTTAAGAGAACAGATGATCCTTTCTCATATTAATTAATCATGGCAACTAAACAAAGCTCCAGAAAGAACTGGAAAAAAGTAAGAAGAGCTGGTAAGTGGGTTACGATAGATACTCGTACAGGTAAAGTAGTAACCCGTAGAGATCGAGCAGCTGTAAAAGATGCACAAAGACAAGAGAGAAGAGATCAAGATAAAAGACAAAGACAAGCTATAGGTGATCGTCTTGTTTACTCAGATGAAACTGATCATAAAGGTAGGCCACTGACAATTCATCAAGCTAAACAGAATGCAAAGAGAGATGAAGGCTATGGACCACATGTACGTGGTCAGCAGAAAAAAGATTCTGCAAAGACTACCAAATCTACAAAGACTACAAAAACTAAAAAGACAAAAGATATAAAGATAAATAAAACAGAAACACCAAAAGCTAAATCTACTAAAGCTAATGAGTGGGGTCCAGGTGGTCAGCCTAAAGCTTCTGAACAGATGAAAATTTATAAAGCATCTGAAGCATCTGCAGCAGATAAGAAATGGTTAGAAGATACTAAAAATAGTCCAGCAGCTAAAGCATTTGGTAAAGGTCCAAAAGCTGATGCTTTAAGATTACAAGCTCGTAAGAACTATTTGAAGTTTAAGAAAACACACAACCGTAAGTAACCTGCTATGTCATTAACCCAAACTATAATTAATTCATTAAAGAATAATATAAAACATGGTGCAGGGTTTTTCAGAAGCCCTGATGGTGTGTTTGAAGTTACTTGGTTGCCTGATGAAAATAAAGGTTACATAGATATTAAAAATCCTAGTAACGTTAAATTTAAAGATTTAAAAGCTAAAGCTTTACAATATATAAAGAACTTACCAAAAGGTAAATGGGAATTTAATCCAGATACTGCTCAAAAAGGAAAGATATATGGTCAAAGAATTTTTAAAGGAGTTAAAGGTGTTACAGCTAACCCTAATATGCCTAATAATGCTTTAACTTATGATAATAGATCAGCTCCTAGTGGTAATAATACTGTTATGAAGATTATAAAAAATACACCTAAACCTAATCTGAAAATAGGAGCAGGTGGTGATGATATGTATAATCGACAATTAGATGTTCCTGGTGATTTTAATAATAGAATGTTTAACCATCTTAACCTTGAACGAATGCATAAGAAAATGACCCCTACGGGTTTGTTTCCTCAAGTATGATAAAACACACATGGAGAACCCTTTAGAGGCTCTACAGAGCGATTTCAAGCTGTTTCTGACTGCTTTATGGCAACAGCTTGATCTCCCTCCCCCAACTAGAGCACAATTTGCAATTGCAGACTACTTACAACACGGTCCTAAACGTTTACAGATCCAAGCCTTCCGAGGAGTCGGTAAATCTTGGATTACTGGTGCATTCGTTTTATGGACTTTGTTTAACGATCCAGAAAGAAAGATTATGATTATATCTGCTTCTAAAGAAAGAGCAGATAACATGTCTATCTTCCTACAGAAATTAATTATTGAAACACCTTGGTTAACTCATTTAAGACCCAAAAGCGACGAAGCAAGATGGTCAAGGATCTCTTTCGACGTCAATTGTTCGCCTCATCAGGCTCCAAGCGTAAAAAGCGTTGGTATTACTGGGCAACTTACTGGATCACGGGCAGACTTGATGGTTCTCGACGATATCGAAGTCCCTGGAAACTCTATGACGGAGATGATGCGTGAAAAACTTCTTCAACTCTGCACGGAAGCAGAATCTATCCTTACACCCAAAACTGATAGCCGTATTTGCTATCTCGGGACTCCTCAGACTGTTTTTACTGTTTATCGTAAGCTGGCAGAGCGTAACTACCGTCCGTTCGTTTGGCCAAGTAGATATCCAAGAAAAGACAAACTCTCAAAGTATGAAGGACTATTAGCTCCTCAAGTACAAGAAGATTTAGATAATGGAGTAGAAGAATGGGATGTAACTGACCCAGATCGTTTCTCTAGTGATGATCTATTAGAACGTGAAGCTGCTATGGGTCGGTCTAACTATATGCTTCAATTTCAATTAGACACATCTCTAAGTGATGCTGAAAAGTTCCCACTTAAGATGGCTGATCTAGTTGTAACTAGTGTTAACCCTAAAACAGCTCCAGATCAAGTTGTCTGGTGCTCAGATCCAGCTAATGTAATAAAAGAATTACCTACAGTTGGATTACCTGGAGACTATTTCTACTCTCCAATGCAACTTCAAGGTGAATGGACTCCATATGCTGAGACTATATGCTCCGTAGACCCCTCTGGAAGGGGTACAGACGAGACTACAGCAGCCTTCATTAGTCAAAAGAATGGTTTCCTATACCTGCATGAAATGAGAGCCTATAGAGACGGTTATAGTGATGATACATTATTGAACATTCTCAGAGGTTGTAGGAAGTATGGAGTCACTAAACTTGTAATTGAAACTAACTTTGGTGATGGAATCGTAGGTGAACTATTTAAGAAACACTTACAGATGACTGGTCAACATATAGACATAGAAGAAGTTAGAGCTAACGTTCGTAAAGAAGACAGAATTATAGACTCCCTTGAACCTATCCTTAATCAACACAGGTTAATAGTAGACAAAAAAGTAATAGAGTGGGATTATCATTCTAATAAAGATGAAGCTCCTGAGAAAAGACTCATGTATATGCTCTTCTACCAAATGTCTAGAATGTGTAGAGAGAAAGGTGCAGTTAAACATGATGACAGATTAGATTGTTTAGCTCAAGGTGTAAAGTATTACACAGATGCTATGTCTATATCAGCTCATGAAACTACTAAACAACGTAAACGTGATGAATGGAATGCTATGTTAGCTGACTTTATAGACAATCCTACAGCTTCCGCTAATCATATGGTACTCGGAATGAATAAGAAACAAAGAGACCAAGCTAATAGAATAGACCAAAACAACTCTTCAGTCCCTACCTGGGTTTAAACCGAGTCGTCATGTATACAGGGAGGAGAAGGGTGGACTCGTCCCTCAAAGAGGAATTCTTGCCTACTTCGTAGACAACCATTCCTCTTTATACATATATCGACAAAGGTTTCGATATACTTATAACACCACCACTAACACCCAGAGGTTCAATTGAAGTTATTCCTTGATACAGCTATAGTATCTGATATAG